ATGACCGTCGTCACTAAGCCAGTAGAGCAACTGGCTGCGCTTGAGAAGATTCAGCGCACCATTGCAGAAGACAGCACCATTTCCACCATCCTGAAAACCGTAGAGACAGTCAATCAGACTTGCGCGGCGTTTTCGCCCCTCTCGTCAACGAGCTCTGCCTCGCGCCGCTTCGGCAACGTCTATTACGCGTCGACAACTCGGATGAACTGATGCCAAGCTGGGGGGCGGTTGGCGAAGAGATTCAAGCAGAGTTCAATGCTACTAACGGCACTGGCATCCGACCCGACGGGGTTGGTGTTATCGACCATGTGCGTCGGAAGTACATCAAACTCATCAGTGACATCACAGGTCGGCCGACGGTCCTGTACGCAACGCGTTGGACGATAACCGGCACAGCCTTCGCCGTACCCCCTGATACCCTGTCGATCGTGTACGAAGACGTTCACGGCTTCATGGAGACGCTCCATGGGCTTCAATCTTCAGAACTTAATCTAATTCTACATAGCCCGGGCGGCTCTCCAAACGCCGCAGCGGCTATCGTGCAGTACATTCGATCCAAATTCGATAACGTAGTCGTATACGTGCCGCACATGGCTATGTCTGCGGCCACCATGATCGCATGTGCCTCGAACTCTATAGTGATGGGGCGACATTCGTCTATCGGTCCTGTCGATCCGCAGTTCAACATGCAGACTAATCTAGGTATCCGGATGGTGCCTGCTCAGACGATCGTCGACCAGTTCGAGAAGGCGAAAGAAGAATGCGCTGACCCTGCCAAGCTGGCAGCCTGGGCGCCCATGTTGGCTCAGTATGGCCCCGACCTACTCGTAGCATGCCAGAACGCGCAGGACCTCTCGAAGCAACTGGTGTCGGAGTGGTTGAAAAGCTGGATGTTCGCCGACGAGGCTGATGCCGAGGACAGGGCAAATTCGGTTGCCGAATGGCTTGCTAACCACAAAGAATTCAAGGATCACGGCCGCCCCATTTCTAGAGATGACGCGATCAGTCACGGGTTGAAAATCGATCTTCTAGAGGACAATCAGGATCTGCAGGACGCAGTGCTTTCGGCGTTTCATGCAACCTCGCACACCTTTAGCAACACATCCTGCGCTAAGATCATCGAAAACAACCTCGGGCGAGCCTTCCTCAAGCTCATCCAGTCTTAGGTCTCAGCGCCTCTCATTTTTACACCCCTTTAGCGCCAGCTAGCTCTTTTCCCTTCTGGGAGTTACCAGTGGGCGGTGACCTGGCAGAAGAAATACCGATGGACCCGCACATGGGGTGACGAGCTCGGCCTCGATGGGAAGCCTCACGAGGATTACGTGGGATGGGACGGCGAAGTGAACATCGGCCGGATCTATCTCGATCGACAGACGCTGAAGGCAGGGAAGTGGCGGTGGGCTATCCAGTACCCTGAGGGTGGGAAGCCATTCATGCCGAATACGGGCTGGCTCCAAAGCGCCCCGGAAGCAGCTCGGCATGTCGAGGAAGTTTGGGACGAGCAGAAGGCCCGGTTGGGACGCTGAAGGCGACGCATAACCCTTGTCGGTCGCTGCGGCGACTCTACCTCAACCGCATGATCATCCCGCTTCCGCCATCCGACTGTGACCCCGAAGACCGCCACCTGCTTTGCCAGCACGCCGTCGAGCTAGCCGTTCAGGACATCGTGGCGAACGCCATTGCGGCCGGATGGCAGGAGGAAGAGGTCCTGGTCGCGATCGGCGCGGTGGCCGATCACCTGGCGCTGAGCAAGGCAGCGCATGACGAGCTAACCATGCTGCTCGGGGAGATGCGGCGGCGCGGCGATCAATCCGGCAGCCGGTAGACCTCGAAGGCCGACAGCACCGCGGATGAAGCACCCAGTCCACGAGTTTTCGGTAGCTTGTGCGGCGAGAAGAATGCGAACATCATGGCAGGCTATTGGGCTGCGGAGTATCCCTAATGCCAGACTGGCTCACCACCAGCATCATGATTGTAGCGGCGATACTGGCCATTGCTTCATTCTTTGGACATGCCGCGCAAGTGCTGGGCTGGCTTTAGCCCAGGGTTCTACCGAGCAACCTGCCTCTGCTGCGCCTCCATCCGCTGCAGGATCTCTCGCACCACCTGCAGATCGCCAGCCTGCTTGTTGACGACGTTCTGCAGTTCCTTGATCGACGTCGAGATGGTCACGGCGGACTGCTCCGTCACCGTCACTCGATAGGAGAGGTTGTCGAGCTTCCGATCGAAGTCATTATCCCTCACCTCCCCTGCCCGGATCCGCTCATTGTAGGCGGCCTCGATCGTCTTGACCTCCGCCAGGCGCTCTTTGTGGTACTGCTCGTGCTGGTTACGCCAAAGAACCAGGTCTTCGACGTCTCGGCGGGTATTCACCCACACCGCAACGCCGCCGATCAGCATAACGGCCAGCGTCACGAGTTGGATGATCGTGTTGAGGTTCCACCGGAACTCGCGATCTCGTTTTGGAAGCTGCATATCATCGGTCCTGTCCGTCAAAGTCCCCGGCCCTTTCCTGCGTATGCGATGCGTATCGATGGTTTACTTCCGGCAGGCCGAGTCCCGGCGACACTGCTGGTTGTTGGACGAGATGGCAGGGCCAGCAGTCGGATCCTGTGAAGCCGCGACGGCCGCAGCGGGATCCGAGAACCGGACCCACTGATAGCCGCTACCGTTCAGCGCAGTGGTCTTCTGGCAGCCCACTATCGCGCATGAACACAAGGCAACGCTCGCGATCCGACAGAGCAAGGAAATCGGCATTGTTCTTCTCCATGTCTTCGATGCGATCCAGGGCATTCCGAGCCGCCTCTACAGCGGCTCCCTGACGGCCGATGCTCTTGCCATAGGCGTACGCGCCGCCGACAGCGAGACCGGCCACCACAAGGCCACCCAACGCCCGTGCAAGAGGATTTGCGAGGAAGGCCAGCATCAGGTGGCCCATCCCATCCGCTTGGCGATGTAGAACCACGCCTCAGCGGCGGCGGTCATGACAAGGCCGACACCGACCTCGATCATGGCCTGCAGATCAACGTCGTTTGCGAGTTCCGGCCCGATGTCGGGGGCAAGCAAACCCTTGGCGATGAAGAAGCCGGCGGCGTACCGCAGGATGAGACGAGCGGCGATGGCCGCGAATGCAGCAGTGCCCATTAGAACAATCCTTGGAACCAATCCGAGAAGTAACCGACGGCAGCGGCGATGAGCGCGAGGGCACCGCCAGCAGCGGCGGCAGCGCCGGTTGAGGGCTTTGCGGCTGGCGTCGTAGGCGTAGGAGGTACGTTGGCGGGCTTTGGTGTCGGGGTGGGTATGGGCGATGGGCCTGCCTTCACCTCGAACACAGAGCGCATCTCAGAGGCGATGCTGACGCGCTTGGCGCTCGACCAGTCGATCTGACCGCCGGCTTTCACGCGAGTGTATTCCGTCACCATGCCGTCGTTTGACCACTTGCCGTCAAAGAACAGATCCCGTTCCTTCTTACGGCGCGGGATGATCTCGGCAGGCTTGCTCCAGTCCATGAAGGACTTCTTGGCACCGGCCACATCGCCAGCTAGCCAACGTTTCACCCACGATGCCTTGCCGATCGCTCCCGTGTTGTAGTGGAAGGAGAGTGCGGCGGCGAACTGCGTCTCTGTGAGCGGCTTGGCTGCAAATGCGCGGCGAACGTCTGCGGCGTACTTCTCCAGAGCCCAGACGTACACCTCGAGGCACCGGCTCATGGGCTGCGGGTTTCCGATGTACCGCTCTACGCTATGGCCGCTGGCGCTCGTGATGCCTATGCTCCAGGTCCACACGCCCACGGAATCCTTGTAGGCTTGGCGCACAAGCCCTTCGTGGCTGGCGAGCTCAAGCGCCACCCTGTAGGTGATCTTCACGGGATATCTCCTGATGTTCGGTTGATCAGTCTTCGGCTATGCTCGGCGGATGAGATGCGAGACCTGCGACAACACCGGCTTCGTTTGTGAGGCACATCCGAACCGCCCATGGGCCGGCCCGAAGGCCTGCGGCTGCGGTGGCGCCGGCATGCCCTGCATTATCTGCAATGGCGATGGCAGCCGGCCCGACACGGCGCGGGTGATGAAGTCGGTGTTAGTGGTTAGGGGTAGGAAGGTGCAGTAGGCACGTCAAGCAGGTGCAGGCGCATCGATATCATGTCTCTCCGGCCCCCGATTGGTGGCTAGGACATATAAGGATGCCAGGAGTATCTCATAAGCGGGCGTCAATATAATCGGCTCAAACATTGACCACGCCAGAGTGAGGAGGACTGCGAAAAGGATGCCGGTCCAAACCGCAGATACACCTGCCGCCCACCAAAGGGATCGGATGACTAGAAAAAGATATGTCCCGTACAGCGCAGCGCCTGCGATTCCAAAGATGCTCGCGTAGTGGAGGACTGCATTATGCGGGTTCCACAATATGGATATATTCTGGTCTGCAAGAACATAAGATCTAGGAGCCCCAAATCCTGGGTGGTTCAGAAAGGCTTTCCATCCACTGATCCAATAGTCAGCACGAACGCTCAGGGTTGTCGGAATGTAAGGTTCGTTGCGCAGGAAATAGACTATGACCATTCCCAAAAATGCGACGGAGCCGATAAAAACTGCCGCGACTCGTTTCCCAGAAAAAAGGTGCAGACACCAAGCGGCCGCCCCCACCCCGAGAAAGAGCACCGCAAACCTTGACATAGTGCTTGCGGCCAAAACCGCAAAAATCAATGCGCTCACTTTCGCCCCGCCAAAAAGGAGGACAGCGGCTACAAAAACCAGGAAGACCGCGATATAATTGGATACCCCCAAGGCATTCCGGAACATCGTTTTTGCCATATAAAAATTGGCCTCTACTCCCACGGCTGGCGGATTCATTTGAACCATAGGATCTTCTGGCTGGGGCTCAGATGGCGGCACTCCTTCACTTGGATTGTTGGGCGCCGGAAGGATATCGGGATACGTTACTGCTGCTTGCTGTTGCGAGGTTGAGGCTTGAGACAGCTGTGCCGCATAGTTCAACTCGGTCTTCCAGAACACCTGCCCCGGGATCAAGTACTCACCCGCTGGCATGAACACCGCTGCAGCATACATTGAAAGTGCTGTAAGGGCACCACCAACAGCGATCGCTCGCATCAGAAGTCGGTCGCCAATAAGAACATTTCGAAATGAGACCATTGTGGCCACCGCAAAACCAATCGGCAGATAAACTACCAAGTCCTGTTTCCCTCGCGGGGGCACTCCCATGGCAACATGCACTGCGGCGATCCCAAAAATTCCGCAGAGGACAAACGATCCCAAAGGCGGGAGCTTCGAAATTGGATGTAAGCCGACAAAAAAAACAACCGGTAGAAGGAAGGCACTTATCGGCAACGTGATCCCAATGAACACATCGCCGATAAACACGGCTACAATAAACGCCAGTGCCAACCATGCTGCACAAGTGTGGTTATTCATCCCATCCCCAGATGTCGGTCGCGCTTGTCTAACTCTGTGGACTTTATGAGCGGGATAGGCAATATCTTTCTACTCCATCTGGTCCGAACCCAAACAGGATTCAACCATCCTCATGAGTATTCGAACGACAATAGATTGGCTATGCCGTGAATGGGAATGGACCCTTCCGGCTCGGTTGCTCGCCTTGTTGCTTTCTGTAACCATCACAGCGGTTGTCATATATGCTGTAGAGGTTGCAGTCTTTGACCTTTGCGTCTGGCAATTCGGCGACATTGATGGCTGCCTTCGTGCGTCGAGCGCTCCTGGCTGAAGATCACGCCACTAGCGGCGCAAAGAAGTTGATCCCGTCGAGATTAACGAGCGTGTGCCCTTCGGCTCCGCCGACAGCGTAAACACTCAGAGCTCCATTAGAGCCAATTACAATCCGGACCAGGGCAACGGCGCCCGCGATACTTCCTATCGCCACCAGCTCCAGCGAGGTCTCTGGCCGAAAGCCTTCAGGAAGTGTCAGCGCAGTTACCCCCATGGTACCGGGAGTAATCGCGCCCTGAAGGTGTACAATTCTGTCCTTCGTCTTGCGAGCCTTGGGAGTTTTAGCGCTAGGGGTCCAGCCGTTCGCGAACGCTTCGAGGGCGCGCCAGACACCCATGGTCCCGATGCCGTTATCGGCGATCGTAGGGTTGATGTTCCCGTAGTAGTGATTTAGCCCGATATAGGCGTTCTTGACGGTGGCAGCGATACCGATGTGAGCCACGCGACCAGCGGCAAAATCGTTGTACTCGACAATAGGCATGTTGGTGTTGCCGTCGAGGAGCAACGAGTAGGCGGCACCATTGGTATTGACCACATGACCAAACTGGACTTGTGAAGTTCCTCCAGATGTAGGGGTTATGTTCAAAACCACCGTCGTCGCGTCCACGCCGACAACGATGGTCCCCGGAACTATACCTGTGCCAGAAACGGCCATACCGTTGACAATTCCGGCGGTTGACCCGGAAACAAGAGTTAGGTGGTTGGTGGCAGTAGAATACGAAAACTCGGCGCTAGTTTCCGCACGGAAGAAATTGTGGAACGGGTTGCCCGTGTTCCCAACGATCCATGGCTGCAGGCAATCCTTCACAGAGATCAGCGCATCCGTGTCGCCGTTGTATGCACCCGTTCCGGTCCACCAGCTATGCTCATTCTGGTTGAACATGAAGCGGAGCTGATCCACAGCCGTGAACTTCGCCGCTCCGGAGCGAGACGTATTGCTATGACCGATAAAAAGGTACTGCCGTGCACCCGACACACCTGAAACGTCCCAGCTCGGGGTCGTGCAGAGCGTTCCAGCTGGCCCCTGGCAGTCCTCGAACTTGAGGCTGTCTCCTACATTGATGCAGCCAAACCCGTTCATGGACACGCAGTTGCGGACGCGACCGACGAAGAAGCCATCGAGATTGTTGATGGAGTTGTCGAAGTGGATACCTTGTTTACCGAAATCACCACCCTTCACACCATCAACAAGAAAGTTGGCGAAGAAGGCGCTGGCCTCAAGAATAAAACGGATCGCATTTCTACCTTGACCACCGACAACAGGATTGACGGCGAAGTCTCTGTAGATATGGCCGTTGAAGTTACCGTAATCGAGTCCATTAAGGAAGATTTGCAATCCGTCAACAGTAGTGGTGTCTCCGCCGTTCAAGCCACTGATGGTGCATAGGAGGATAGAGCTCTCCCTACCGTCTCCGGTAAGAGCAATGACTGAAGAACTAACTACGCGGGTTTCTGTATCTACGGTGTAAGGGTAGACACCCGCGGGAATGTGCATCTGATGAGATACTGCTCCCGCGAAGTCGAGTGCATTCTGCAGAGCCTGCCGGTTATCAGCGACAGAAGGCAGCGCACCGAACATGCGGATGTTGAATATCTGGTCGCCAAGTCCCCACCAGGCTCCGTCCGAGGACTGGAACTTTCCGGAATGGCCAGGCTCCGAAACGGCACGCTTATACAGAGCCCCACCACCGTCACCTGCCACGGCATAACCCGCAGTTCGAAGGTACGTGACGCCCACGGGAATAGTCGACGCGGCAGCAGTCAGCACGGAAGTGTATAACGGAACCTCTGCCTGGGCGGCTGCGTCGCTTGCATATTGCTGCGCAAGGTCTCGCGCCAATTCGGACCGATTTGCTTCGCCCGCAGAGCGATCGGCCTCCTCGCTCGCCTCCTGCACCAATGCTTCGGCCTGCGCAATGATCGCAGCCGCAACCTGATCACTCACAAGGCGAAAGATCGAGCCAGAAACACGACCAACGACCAACATGCCGCTTTGTAGCCCGCCGGGAGAAACATCGTTGCCACTGTTCGTCTTGATCGTCAGCGGAGATCCGCCATTGAAGGAGACGGTGGCCGGTGAGCCGGTGTTGGTCTCGTAGACGTTGAGCAGGACGAGTGCTGAACTGGAGATGGGCAGCGCAGACGTCGCCTGGATGGCGTTCGGTGTGCCATCGCCGGTGTCTTCGGCCGGGATGAAGCTGAACGGCAGATCAGCGGCCTTGACCCACGATCCGGTACCGGCCCCACCAAGCTTTCGATAGATCCCGCTGTTTGCGCCCTCGATCACCCACGCCATTGTGTTCGCCGGCTTGGCAAGGTCTGCATCCATCGCGGCCTTTGTGGCGTAGATCAATCCGCCGTTCGACGTGAAGGCGTTGATGATCTGCTCATACTGGCCGAGAAGTGCCCGGATTTCAGACTTCTTCGGCTGATGCCATTCGGACGAAGGCACCCCATCCGTGACGAAATCGCGGTAAACTTCGGCTGCGGTCAAAGCCATGTCATGTCCTCATGCGTCGTCGCTCCGGCAAAGCCAGAAGCTGCTCGTTGAAAATCTCTGTTGATCAGGTGACTGTCGCTGGCCCGGTCGCTACCGCTGCTGAAGCCACGCCGGATGCGTTGATGGCAACGATCCATCCGTAGTATGTCCCGGCAGAAAGGCCGGTGACTGAGCGGGCATCATTCGCCGCGGAGGCGCCGTACTCGGTCGCGACAAGGGTCGCGCTGCTAAAGGTGTTGGTCGTGCTCATGTAAAGCCGTGCAGCGAAGTAGTTGGCGCTGTTCGGAGCGATCCAGGAGAACGTCGCATCGCCATCCCCGCCGATCAGGGAGGGAGATGTCACCACGCCGGGAGGGACAGGATCCGCAGTCGCTGTCAATGTCTGGTATGCTGTTGGCGTCGAAGGCGTGCCGTTGCCCCATGCCGTCAAACGGAAGCGGTACTGCACACCGTCCGCCAAGTAGGATGACCTCACCTCCGTGTCGCCCGCCTTTGATGTCACCGATCGAGGAGGTTCACTTCCATTCGTCGGCTCCCACTCCAGTTCGTGGATCAGTCGGTTGTCGACGATATCCCAGGTCGCCTTTGCGAATGCGGCCGTTCCGCCTCCAGATATGACTTCATTCTGGATGACGACGTTGAAATTCACAGGATCAGGAACGCCACCAGGCGGAAGAACGACAACGCTAGCCCCCGGCTCTCCCTCCTCCGTCGCCGCATTGAAATCGTAGAGAGTCTCGGGAACGACGATCCCTGAGAATTCGACTGTGAGGTTTCGGAGCGAGAGTTTCGGCGAGCTGGTTATCTCGACAACGACTTCCGTCGCTTTGGGAGGATAATGGACCCGCACGAAGCGTCGGTAAGGAACATTCTTGGCGGCCTCGTAGTGAGCCAGGATCGCGATGCGCGGGGCATTCGCTCTGGTGTAGGTGATCTTTTGAAGCCTCTGCACGTGGTTATGGGACTGGATGCAGACATTATCGACGGTCTTGGTGCGCTCGGTATCATCGACATAGGGATCGCCGTAGATGGCGGCATCGGCCGTATTGAAATCCATATCCTTGTCGGCATAGCGACCGCGGACGGCCAGAACAGTTGCAGCATCCCGGGTATTGCCGTCGATCTGGATACTGATGATGTCAGATCGTGTGAGCCTTACATCCGGCTCGACAAATTCCCCGGAGTGAACGCCAACAAGCCCGTCGGGACGTTCATAGACGACGAGTTCGGCCGCCTGATCAAGGTTTCGCCCCACCTCAACAGGATCGTTATTGGCGCGGAACCACATTCCCCCATGGTAGCGAAGCTCCACACCACCGATGCGGTTGATGACGATCTGATCACCCACGTTGGCCGCGTGCTGCCATTCGGGCAAATACATGTCGTCCAGTGACATCTTGCCCCCAACCGGGTGCGTCAGATGCCATAACCGGAACAGCGCCAGGTTGGTGGTGTAGCCATAACCACCCGAGCGAGGATCGAAGATCTCAGCGTGACCCTCCAGAACCGCAGAATGCTGCGGCATCTGGTTTGGATAGATCTCGAGGTAATCTTCCGCTTCCACGGATGCGCAACTCATCATGACAGACGCCAGCCCATCCCCTCGGTGCTGCGGGGTCCATATCTCGGGGAACATGGTCATGACTTCGGCATATGCCGTCTCGGCACCCAGCCCCAACCTGGTCTTGATGACGACGTGGTTGAACCCGTTCTTGTAGAAATGCGCGGGCGACACGACATCGCCTGCTGCATTCAGAACCAGCTTCTCGTCATGGAGATAGTGCTGCACATAGCCTTTTATGCGGTGACCGGCCTGGACCATGATGTGGTAGGCATACCCCGACCGCTCTTCCAGAAAGACATAGTCTCCGCCCTTCTTCACCATTCCCAGAACATAGGCCAGAGGCGGCACGTTCTGCTTTAGGTTATAGGAGCCGTCTTCGGGCTTCGGAACCGAAGGCTTTTGAACGAAGAGGCCTTGAACGAGCGCGGCACCATAAGCCAGTCCTGCGTACGCAAGGGCCATCGTGCCGAGATAAAGCGCATTCGCGGCAAGCGTCGTCGTCGCGACCGAAGATACGATCAGCGCAACGGTTTCAATCACACCAGGCAAATCAAAGTCTCCAGACCGTCAAAGGCCGGGCCGTCATCGGGCCTATGGAATTGATGAAGCGGACGAGCCAGCGGTCACCGTCGCAAATGGCGCCAAACTGACGATGTATGTTCCGGACACTCCCGATGACGCCGACATCGCCGCGAGATGGGCGATCCACCCGTTTCGCTCCGATGGTCGCCGCGGCCTCATCCATAAGCGGCGCGCATCCGCCAGCGGCCTCGACTATCGCCTTGAATTGATCTTCGGTATGGAATGTCCCTCGCCACTTTTCTACGGGATCCGAATACCCGAGCCAGATGGCCCACGCGGCCGTGAACATGAGGCAGTTGACGGTCGAAGGCTCCCACGGCTTGCGGTCGTAGGCAGCCAGAAAGCCGGACAGCGTCGTTTCCATCACCAGTTCGGCCAGCGCACTGTTTTATCGCGCATCAGGATGACGCGCTCGCAGAAGCGGTCCAGTAACCCGGCAACCCATGCAGCTGGGTTTAGCAGCTTCGATCGCTCCTTTTGATCTACATCCGACAGCACCGCGCCATTCGTAAGCGTCCGCAGCGTGAATCGGTTGGTCATTTCAACCGTGATCGTCGCCTGCGTTTCCTTATCCGTCGCTCGCTCGTTAAAGATCAGGTTGTCGATCCTAAACGTGCCTTTGACCTGAGGCTCTCCGATAGGCTGATCGAATTCGTCGCAATCCTGAATGAGGATGCGGAAGCGTGACCCCTTGATCGTGCCGGCCTGATAGTCGGCCCAAATCTTGTTCGAGGCTTCAACATCGATCCCTGAAATGACCAGCGGGAGCGTGAAAGCCTCTGCATTGATCGCCATCTCGATCTGATTGAATGCATCCGCAGTTATGATGCATGAGCGCCAGATATTTCCGTCGAGATCGGCAAAGGGCCCGCCAGAGCCGTCCCACCAGCGGAGTGTCCCTGACGGTAAATCAACCTGCCCAAGGACGCGAAGCGACTTGACCGCCATCAAATCACCCCCAGCGCTAGGTCATTCCAGTATTGTGTGTCTTCGATGAACGACACGCTGGCACGCTCGAAGCGATCGGCATTCATCGAACGCTGCATCCCATCGTCTTCGACGAGGTTGCAGACGCAGGTCGGTCGATCGAACCCCAGATCTGCGCCGGCCGGGATAAGCTCCCGCACAGAAGGTGTAATGCGAACCGTCCAGATGTCGTCCTCGACGGAAATCACCTGCCCCGTTTGATAGAGCGCATGATTGTACGAGAACCGCACGCCGGACAGATCCGCAGCGCCATTGATGAGCCGCATGGACATCATCGTGGCTCCGATGGCCGTGACCCCTACGGACACGACTGAAATCGCGTTCTGCTGGTACTTCGAGCCGTCCGAGAAGGTAGATCCATCCGAGTGCGGAACCTCCATCAACGGCTCTTCTTTGCCGCTGGCATAAGGTGCGCTGTCCATCGCCCAGGCGGGAACAGCGATGCGCCCTGACGAGCCGCCGAGATAGGCAGAGATGGCATCCCAGGTCCGGCGCTTGTCCTGCCCGTGAATGGGAATACCCAAGATGTCGATCCGCCAGTGCCCGAGGTCCGTCCGCGTCGATGGCTTTACCCCGCCAAGGGTGCGGCCACCAGAGCGCGTGAACGGCACGAGGTAAGCCCTGCACTCCAGCGGAGACAGGAGCTTTTCGGGCCAGACGATCATCGCCATTCGGCACCCGCCTTGTTGCTCTGATATGCAGCCATGGTCGGAACTACGTTCTGGTTTGCACGGCCGATAATGGACGGAGCAGCGTTCGCCACGCGGCTGTCGGAGATCTGCTCCACCTTGGCCCTCCAGTTCCCGTCCTCGTCCACAAACACTCGCACGTCAGCCACCCCACCCCGCCCGCTATTGAGCGTCTGGCCCGGCTTGGTGATGTCCACCCGCTCGTTCGGTGACTTGCGGAACATGACAAGCTGGCTGTCGACGCCGCCCGCCCCACCAGGAAGGATCGTGCCGCCGCGCGCGAAGCCGAAAAGACCGCCGAAGATACTGGAAAGGAATCCGCCGAAGCCCCCGCCACTGCCGCCACCAAAACCGGAGAAGGCGCTTTGCATCAGCATCCCGAGGACGTCCTTCAAGACGTCCTTCCAATCCTTGGTCCCTGCGATGGCAGCGCCGATAGAAGACCCGATATTTTGAAATGCGCTCTCGATCTCGTTAGCCGTTCCGACCACACCGGACTTCACGTCGACGCTCTGCATCCCGTTGTTGAGACCCTGCATGATGAACTCGCCAACCTGGTGCATGACGCGGGAAGGCGAATGGATGCCGAGGGTGCTCTTGATGCTGTTCGTGATGCTGTCGGCAATGCCGGTAACGCCAGCCCTGACGCTCTCCCACTTCGCCTTGATGCCGTTCCAGAGTCCGTCGATGATCTGCCCGCCGATCTCCATCATACGGGCCGGGAGCGCCAGGAAGGCGTTGACGATATCTGTGGCGATCTGCACGACGCGATCCTTGAACGCAATGAAGGCTTGCGTCGTGCTGTCGATACCTGCCTTGATCTGCGCCCAGATCTCCCCGGCCATCTGCTGGAGATAGGGGATGGCAATCTGGAGCGCCTGGTAGAGAGCAACCATGCCAGCCGTGGTCGCGGCCACCGCGGCCACGACAGCGAGAACCGGGGCACTGATCGCGGAAGCGGCCGTCAGCATCAACCCGAGAGCAACGACGACGGGGCCGATAGCGGCTGCCACACCGCCGATGACAACGCCCCACTGCAGGATCTGCGGATTGGTCTGCGCAAGCATCTGCACCAGCTCGGTGCCCTTCTGGACGAGTCCGGTAACGAACTCGATGATCCCGCTCGTCGCAAGCGCAATTGTCAGCGCCTTCACCGCCTCCCCGAAGGCCCGCATGGCGTCGTTATAGGCCTTCAGGCCGCTAGCCTGTTCATCCGAAATGACAGCTGCCCCCTCACCCAGCTTGCGGAAGCCCTCGCCACCTTGTGCCAGGAGCGGGATGAGCGCCGTGGCATCGGATGCCATCGCTTCGAGATAGAACGTCATGTCCTGCTGAGATGCGCCAGCCTTGACCAGGCTATCGTAGTAGAGCTGCAGAGCCTGAGGGCCGGACAGGTTCTTGAATGCGTCCGCCGTGAGCCCGATCTTCGGCGCGATCTGCTCGAAGAAGTCCTTCATCGGCCCGCCACCGGTCGCGTTGAAGTCGCCGACCCGGTCGTTCACATCCTTGAAGATGTCGGCGAGCTTGTCGCCCTCCATTCCGACCGACTTCGCGGCATAGGCGAGTTTCTGGAAATCCTCAAAGCCGACATTCGAGATCTGCGCAGCCTTGCGAAGCTCATCCATATCCTTCGCGATACCGGACGCAGCCGCCGCCACGGCGCCGCCCGCCAGTGACAGGGGCGCGGTGATGAAGGTGGACATCTTCGTGCCCCAGCCCTGCATCTGCTTGCCAACGCGCTGCATGGACGCCTGCATGCCCTTCAGGCCTTCGGAGAATTGCGCCGTGTCGATCGAGAGATTGACGCGAAGAGCGCCAATGACAGCACTTGCCATTCTTCACCTATTTCCTGTGTCGGGAACCGAGCCATCCGCGAACGGTGGCCTCAATCTGCTCCGGCGTCTGGCGCCTGCCTGTCGGCTTTTTCTCGGTCTTGAGAAGGTCGTCCAGCTTCGGAAGCTTCTTCTGTCTCGCCAGGGCTTCGATATGCCAGGCGAGAACCATGTTTTCGTTGCGCTCTCGTCTGAGCCTTGCAACGGCTCCTTCGAGGATGACGCTGATTTCTCGGAGCGTGAGCCGCCAGAAATGCGAAGGATCCTGTCCGCTTTCTACCCATGACCGGAGCAGGTCTAGCGGCCGGAAGCCTTCGCCTTCTGAGGGTTTGCGCCTGCCGCTGCCTCCGGGAAGGCGAGCTGAAATGCCTTGCTGATGGCATCCATGCAGGCTTGCAGACCGGCTTCCGTGGCAATCTTGCCGGCCTGCTTCTCGTCCATGTCCTCGTGATGATCCCAAAGGCCGCACATGACCAGCTTGCGCACATTGGTCATGCTGACGTTGTTTGGATCGTCGAACAGGGTGCTGATCTTCTGGACGGACATGCCGCCGAACGCCGCCTCGAGTTCACAGAGCGCATTGACCGAGAAAGAGACGGTATAGGCCGTATCGCCAGCCTGAAGGGCGACTGATCCGCGTGCAGGATTTGCCATTACGCAGCCGTGCCCCACGTTTCAGCGCCGGAGACTGCGACCGTAATCGTCGCGGTCATGCGGTCATCGATCGGGATCGCCTTGGAGAAGCCAATGATCGCCGCCTCATAGGTGACGGTCGGTCGCGGTGCATCGCCAGGGAACGTGATGCGGTGCTCAACCGTCTCGCCCGACTCGAAGAGAGCGCGGAGCAGTTCATCGGTCGCGCTGCCGGGAACCCAGTTGATTTCAAACGACGCCTCGCCGTTGTCGATCAGACCGGAAATATACTCCCGGCGGCGGTTCGGGCTCTGCATATGGGTCGCGTCGATCCGGTCTGCCGTGGCTTCGCCGGGCGTCACGTTGATGACTTCGGCGACCTCGACAAAGGCGGGGGTCGTGAGGCTGGCATCCCAGATCTCGTAAATGGTGCCGTAGCCAATGCGGGCATCGGTCATGATCTCATTCTCCGTGGTGAACAGTGATGTCGATTGAGGTGCGGAACAGACTGGTCACTTCCCCGGCGTCCGCAGCCGGTAAGTTTCTTTCACTCTCGATGAAGACGCCCTGGATCGCTCCGCCCTTGTATCCCGAGAGCATGTCCTTCAGGAGCCGAGTTACCGAGGTCACCTCGGTAAATCTGTCGGAATACACGTCGATCTGGACACGACTTGAGACGAGGCCTGAGGGACCCTGGTAGTGATAGCCAGGCAGCCCATCGATCCGGCTCAGGACGATAAAGGGGCGCTCCACGTTCTGAGGCGCGCGCACCCAATAGCGGCGACCTCCGGCAACAGGTGCCAGTAACGCTGTCAGGGCTTCTTCCATCACTTCCCCTTCGCAGCCTTGCGCGCCAGCCGCGCCGCCGCCTGCTCGATCCGAAGCCAGAGAGAATTTGAGATCCGCTCCAGGGTCGGAATCTTCTCGGCATCCCAGGCCGGACGCATGAACGGCTGCGCAGGATGACGCTCGTTTCCAAACTCCTGCTGCACGCCCGCAGGGTTGTTGGTCCCCATGAACATCTCGGAGAATGTCTCCGATGCTGTCTCCCGGTGCATCGCCCTCTGCCGGCGGTTCAGCCGCGTCGAGACATCGATGCTCTCGTACAGATGATATTCATCCCGCGGGGCAAGCTGACGAGCGGCGCGAGCCATGGGCTCTGCAGCATCACGCATGACCTGGCGTGTAACAGCCTTGGCTGTCGCCTTCGGCAACTGCCCGAGAGCACGATCAAGCTCCTTTAGACCCTCGATCTTGACCGTCGTCTTCGCCATCAGTCGGCGTCCCGCACAGCCTTGATGACGAGAAACCGGCGCGGAGCCTCGATGTGCTCCATCTTCTCGGTGATGGACCAGATGCCGCCGTCATGGCTGATGCGATCGGTCTGCTTGATATCGTCGGTCTGGCTACTACGGCGGACTGTGAAACGGGCCATCAGGAAAGCGCCCACCTGCCCGGCAGCCTCCTTCTCTCCGGAACTAGCGTCCTCCCGCTTCGCCCATACCGTGGAGAGATCCGCCCAAGTCTCGACAGGTTCGTTGAACTCGTTGTTGACGGCGGTCGCGCGTTGGATGGTGATCCGGCGATTCAGTTCCTGAGCTGTCGGTGCGCGAGCCATCAGATCCTCGGCGGCTTGTATTTGCTGACGAGCTCGCGCTCGAAATCCTTCAGATGATCGCGGTTGACGGAGGCAGCCTCGTCGATCTGCATCTGAACCCGCATCTTGATGGCCGACTTCAGGTCGGCCGGTGTCGTGGCCTTGCCATCAACCACCGGCCAGCCGGCAACGTAGTCGATCGAAACCGGCGCCTTTTCGAACAAGGTTGTCGGAAACGAATAGGCGTTGAAGAAGCTGGCGTAGGTCGTGCCGCCGGCATCCGTCTGGAGCGTGTATTCAGTATCTGCAACGGCGGACGGAACTCCGTCCGCGTCCTTCCAGTTGATCGCGGTGATACTTCGCACCGGACGGAGCGGCAGATACATCTCGCGCTCGAAACGGCCAAAGGAAACCCTCCAGGTCTGCTCGACCAGAGAGATGCCAAGCACGCCTGTCCAGCCCTCGTAATGCGCAACGGCTGAGCGGATCGCGGTTTCTATCTCGTCATGGAGATCGTCACCATCGATTCGCAGCGCCGCCTTCACCTCGTCGACAGTGACAGGCAAAACAGTGGCAGGAGTGACCAGGACGGGACCGAACATGGGATTCCTCAATCGCTGCAGGTGAACAAGCGCGGTCGCGGTCGCTCAATCCGTCTTGACGGCGCCCTTGTTGGCAACATTGGGAGCCTTTTTGTTCAGAGGTGCGGGGGCCGCCTTGGCTGCGACGGGCGCCTTGCGCACTGCTCCCCGCTTCTGGAGACGGTCGAAGTCCGTCTTGCTGAAGTCTCTTTCAGTGCCCTCCGGATCGCCATCCAGCGGCTTAGTTAAAATCGCCTTGACCATGCTGCTTCTCCTTCGGTTCAGAGAGCGGGCAGCCGAAGCCGCCCGCCTTACTGAGCCGAACTTAAGGGGCCGGCGGCGCAAGATCGCCGTAGACCAGCGCCTCTTCTCGGTAGATCGCCAGCGCTAGGCGTTCTTCGGCGCGGATCGTGACCTTGTTCTTGACGAAGTTGTCCTGATCCTCTGTGGAGACCTCCACCGTCGCGTCTTGACGGTCAAAGATCTGCGCCGCGAGATCGAAGGCGCCGACCAGTGACTTGCCCACACCCATCGCCTGAGTGGCTACGACAGGCAGGCTCCACAGAGTTGGCGAAAGCATGCCCTGTGGATTGCCGATGATATAGCGGCCCGTCGTGTCCTTCAGTGTTTCAATGTTGTGCCAGTTGATCGGGTTGAGGACGATGCCGTTCGGCGGATACTCTGCGAGAGCAACCTGAAGCATCATCAGCCGGACCGTATCAATCTCTTGATCGGCCGCAGCCGCCCCCGCCGGCGCAGCGAACGCCGTTGCGGCAGTAACCAGGCCTTCTAGGTTCTGACCCGTACCGCTGCCGTTGAGAAGCTGGTTCTCTTCGACATAGGCCAAACCGTAGCGGAGCCGGTTGTCGATCATGGAGCGGAGGCCGGGAGCATCCGCAAGGATCTGAACCGAAGCGCGCATCCAGTGAGCAATCGTGCGGACGTGCGCTACCGCTTCCTCGTACTGAATCTCAGACTGAGGCTTCAGCGCGCCTTCCGCAACCGGAGCAGCGTTGTTGGTGAAACCCTTCTCCTTGTCGTACTCGATCGAGTTGGACCCGGTATTACCGGGAGCAATGAGGGCTCTGATCGTCATGCGACGGCGCGGTAGCTCGACAGGTGCGGCACGGTCTGGACGGACGAGCGTGCCCACCGAGCCTGCAGCGTCCGTGGTCAGAGACGAGATATCCTTCACCTCAACGATGTGGCGGCCACGGGGGCGGGTTTGGCCGGCAAAGGACTTGAACCCATCATCTTCCACGAATCGCTCACCGGCAGTAAGATCGTTGCCGTTCTGCTCGCCACGGCGGGCCATCTTCTGCTCCAGCTCGTCGAGACGCGCCTTCGCCTCGTTCATGCCGGTGATGGCCTTATCCGCCAGTTCCTTGGCGGTAGATGCCATCGGCACACCCTTCTCGGCTTCGGCGAGAGCCTTCTCGGCAATCTCCTTCACCTTGTCGTGCTTGGTTTCGAAGTCACGCTTGAACTCCGCGGCAAGCTCTGCGGCGGACTTTCCGCCACTTCCCGATCGGTCCGGAGGATCGAACACGATGCGAGGGCCGAAGGGCAGAGCAGCCATGGATGCGATGGCAAATGCAATGGAACCGCCGCTGAGGACGGTCAGATTACGTCCCGACATGGGAACCTCCTGATTTTCGGTTGAGCGCGGGCCTTCAGCCCATCAAGGCGCGCAAGAATGCAACGCCGTCTTCAGCCGCGTCGGCAGGTTCCCCCTGCCCCTTCAGGTGGAGTCGCGCGGCGCGCTCCGCCTGCGAGTTCGAGAAGCCCAGCCCCTTGAGCCAGGTTTCGAACTCTCGCTCTGTCAGCCGGTCCCCGGCCTTCAGCTTTTCCGTAAGATCATGCACGGCCTTGGCGGCCTTGACGCTCTGCACGACCGCATTTTCGTTCGCGCCGACGGACACGATGCTGACCTCGACGAGGTCCAGCTTTTCGAGCGTCCAGACGCCCGATTCCGTATCGACGCTGTATTCCTTGATCCTGTAGCCGATAGAAAGGCCATCGATGTCCCCGGCTTTGAGGAGCGCGTGGGCTTCCCGGCCGCGCTGGACATCCATGTTCAGCTTGCCATGCATCAGCAGGCCGTGATCATCTTCCTTGGCGTCTAGCCACTTGCCAATCGGTTCGTCGGCATTGTGCTGCCAGAACAGCTTCGGCATGGTGCCCTTTGCCTTGTGAGCGGCAAGGCTTTCGGAATAGGCGCCCTCGGCGATCACGTCACCATAGGCGTCGGGCTCGCCACCGAAGGTGGAGCCATAGCCTTCGAACTCACCGCTGTCCTTGAGCGACTTGATCTCAAGAACCGGAGCCGTCTTCTTGTCCATCTCGATCTCCATTGATGGCGTTCGCCAGGGGGATGTCCTGCATCTGGACGGTGATGACATCGCCGCCTTCGATCGGGGGCAGGTTCTCCAGCGCCCTGCACTCGTTGCGCGTGGCAATCCCCATCCGGATCGCCTTCTCGTAGGCATCGTAGCGGCTGGCCGTGTCGCCGCGGAGCAGTCCCTCGAAGTTGAATTCGATCGTGATCCCTTGCGCCCGCCGCTCCGCGAGGGGAACGAGCTGCTTCAGGAGTGCCTGTTCGATCCTCTTCAGCCGCTTGCGCAGGGTGAACTTCTGGAATCCGAGGACATCGACTTCCTTGCCTGTTCCCCAGTTAGAAGCCTTGTCGCCGAAGCCGACCATTGCTGGAGGAACGCCGAATATCCGGCAGATCTGCTCTCCGCTGAACTTGCGGCTTTCCAGCATCTGCGCGTCGTGAGGGTTGATCGTGAGCTGCTTCCATTCCATGCCACCATCGAGAAGCATCGGATGCCCGCTCCGCATGGCGCCCTGGTATTTCTCGCGGAGAAGCTTCTCGAACTCCGCACGCTGTTGCGCAGACAGGGTCACCGTAGCGGGCGTGGACAGGATCCCGCTTGGATTGACGCCGTTCTGGAACATCACTCCTGCGGCGTTCTCAGCCGCAAGCGCATCGTCGAATACGCTCCGGCATGCCGAAAGTGTCGATGAACCTGAAATGCCATCACCGAACGGACCGCGAATGTGAAGCACATCGGAGCCGCGCTTGAGGATGCGCCGGCCGTTCTCGGTCCATTCGTACTCCAGTTCCCCATCATCCTTGCGGCGTGTCTTCACCAGGTCTGGACGTATCGGATGCAGAGCATTCAGTGCGCCATCGCTGGATCGCCGTTCCATCAGGGCGTAGGCATTGCCGTGCAGCTCGATGCTGGCTGCCATGACCTCCCAGAAGTCGATGGCGGTCTGGTCATAGTTCGGGCTGTCGTGCAGCACGAAATAGAGTGGATGATCCTTGGCGGCCTTTCGGATGCCATTCTCGGTCCGATAGACCATTAAAGGCAACGAGGCGATTGTGCCCGCAATCAGCTGCACGCATGCCCACGTAGCCGACAGCCCGACCGCTGCGCTTGCCTGACCGGAGCGGCCATCTCGATAAGCGGCCAGCGTCACTTGGTTCGTCACGAAATTGTCCGCGTGCTCGGTGGAAGCAGCACCGCCGCGCCACGGCTCTATGTCCTTCGTGCCGTCGAGGCGCAGCATTCGCTTGAACCAGTTCATGCGTAACTCGCTATCCAAGCCTCGGCATCGAAGGCCTTGGCTGCTTCCGGGTTCTGGAACATCAGCATCGCTGCGTTGAAAGTCGCCATTAGCGGGTCGATCTTCGACGCGCCGGCTGCCTGCTTCGTCACGATATAGTTCGAGCCGCGCAGTTCGGTCTTTGCGTTACCGACCGCCCAAGCCATCAGCGGCTGATCGCAGTGGACCATTGTGCGGTCCTTCAGCTTGCGAGGCAGGGTCGTGATCGCCGACTGGAGCTTCCAGCCCTGTCCGATCGCCTGCAGCAAGTCCCCCGCCATGCCTCGCTCCGCAAGAACGTCCAAGAGCGTTGCCACGCCATATGCGTCCAGCCCGATGCCAGCCTTCTCCGGCAGCAGCCCTGCCACAAACAGCTGCTCGCAGAAGTCGGCAATCTCGGTCACATCTTGGTCCGTGCCGGTACAGACGACGAGGTCACCATCTCGCTCGAAGTCACGAAGCCGCGGGGCGATTTCCTTCCGGCGCTCGAAGACATCCTCGTGCGCCCAGGCGCGCGCCCAATGCCACCAGTCTCGCGTCTCTCGGTGGCGACCGATCACGGACATCGCCATCAGGTCGTCGAGGCCACCACCGTCAATCCCGACGACACAGACGTCGCACTCCTCGAGGATCCGCTCGAAGGTGATTGCGTCCCCTGCCGCTGCCTCCCAATACAGAGCACCAGGCCAGCGATCGGCGTGCAGCCCGAGACCGATCTCGACGTTGAAGTGCTGCGAGGCGATCAGCGCGAGCTTCTCTGGCCCCTCACGCTCGGCGGTCGCTATCTCGCCCGCCAGGTAGTCCGCATTCACCGACCGGTTCAGGTTCGGGTTGACAAGTCCCCATGTCTCGCGCCGCATCCACCCGCCGTCGACAGCGTCCTCCGGCGGCAGCTCATAGAGCACGGCCAGCATCGGGAAGCTGAACAGCCCGTCCCGGACATCCCTTGCCTTTTGCAGTTCGGCCTTGAACACGCCGGACGGCGACGTCTTCGACTGCGTCGTGATCTGAAGCAGGAATCCATCCGGCCGAGCGGCTAGAGAGCCGCGGATCTCGACGAAGATGTCGGCTGCCTTCGCCATGGTCGAGAAGACGTGCGTCTCGTCGATGAGGATGTATGTTGCCTTCGAGCCGGTGATTACGTCAGCCGCGGCAGCCTTGATGATGATCGTCGCCAGCGTGTTGAAATGCGTGATCGTCTTCAGGTGGTCACGGATGTGAAAGAGCTTCGAAAGCTCCTCATCCAGCCGGATAATGCCCGCAGCCTGCTTGAAGGAGATATTGGCGATCTCCTTCGTCGGCGCGATCAGCAGCAGTTCAGCCTCTGGCCGCTCGTTGAGGATCGCCGCCGTTACGATGATGGCAGCGGCGATCGAGGACTTCCCGTTTTTCTTCGGCACCAGCAGGAAGAACTCCCGCAGCGCCCGGCGCTTGGTCTCCGGATCATAGGACCCAAAGATCACCCTGACGAAGTCGAACACCCACTGGCCGCAGACCTCGCCATAGGTCGGGTTGCCGATGATGTCCGGCACCCGGAGCCGCTTGAAGATGCGCAACGCCTTTTCGGCGACGGCATCATAGAGCGGCAAATCCGGCACTAGCGTCGTGCCGCTGCGGATCCTATCCTTCCAGTCAGGAACCGCCGTCGACCAGGTCGAGGCAGGAACCCAGGCAGTGTTCATCAGTGCGCCACCCCAGGCAGGAGATCGTCGCCCCAATGACTATCCTTGCCAGCGTCTTTCGCAGCTGCGCGAGCAGCTTCCTTCTTCCCGAGCTTCTCCTCCTTCTCGGGAGCCGGAACGTGATGCCCATGACGAAGCCGCGCCTCGATCAGCATCGCGTCCGAGCGCTCGATCATCTTGCCGAGTTCCTTCAGCGCCGCAACGTTGCCAGCATTCGCCTGCTCCATCGCGAGTTCGAAGCGTCGAGCATCGAGCCGGTCGCGCATTGCGTCCCGCTCCTTCAGCTCGGCTCTAAAATACCGCTTCACGGTAGCCGGTGAGACGCCGATCCCGTTCGCCATCCGCTCGATCGACCACCCGAGCGCCAGCAAAAGCTTGATTTTGTTGCGGTCGTTCGCGGTCGGCTCATACGGCGGCCGTCCGCGCTTCCCCTTCCATTCAGGAATAGGGTGACCGAACAGGTCAAAATTCTCGCTCATCCGAAAAAAATCCGTACGTGAGGGGGGCGCGGGTCCGGAAGGAAGGGGCCTTCCAGACTTTCGACCCGCCCCCTCCCTTGAGGGTCAGGCCTCGTGGGTCGGGTCGGCATCCTCTTGCTCGACCCGGTAACCAAGGCCGATCACTGTCAGCCTCAACTCTGCTTTCTTGCCAACGTCCTGGACAACCTCGAAGCCGGCCAGTCCAGGTAGCGGCTTGCCATCAACGAGGATGCGAGAGCTTCCGTTCTCAAGATGCCGAACGACGATACGCGATGTGCTTGGCTTGGGTATTGCCATCATCACCACCGGGACTGCGCCCGCTCCTGCTTCTGCTTCTCGCTATCGTGGTAGGCCTTGCTCACGCACTGAAGGTTCTCTGGATCCCAGAACAACCGCTCGTCACCGTGATGCTGCTTGATGTGATCCACCACCGGACTGTTCGGTGCAGGATGCTTGCCGATGCAAAGGACGCCAGTCTGCTGGCAGGTGTAGCTGTCTCGCCTCAGGATCTCGCGCCGCAGCTTCTGCCACCGCTCGGTCTTGTACCACCCGCGCCAGCTGACGTTCTGGTCACGCTCCCGAAGCCTCGCCTTCTCATCACCAGGCGCTCTGCCTATGCGTGGTGCAAGCGTGCCGATCCTCGGCTGCAGCGTCTTGAGGCGTCCCATACCCCTTGATGCAACAAAGGCGCCCCGAAGGACGCCTTACCATTCATCTGGTCATAGCTTGCGCACTGGCCCTGAATCAGTGGCCTCGAACGGGAGGCTGTCAGGGCTGGGGCTGACCGGTGTACCGACCTCGGGCTTTACGCCCCACACTCTCGTGTGTTCTCAGAGGCTCACTGCAGGATCATCAGCTCATCCAGTGGCAGAATGATTCTCACAACTTTCTCAGCATGGCAAGAGGCACGGTCACCGGCACGTCACCACCCATGATCCGGATGGAGACGACCACGTCGCCGCGCCCCTTCCTGCTCGGCGTGACCACGTTTGCCGACAGCCCGGAGAACGGCCCATCAGTGACGAGAACGCGCTCTCCTGCGTGCAGGACCAAGTCCACGACCCGCTCTGCATCATAGTTACCGGACTCTGCCAATACATTGAATCTGCTCACTTCCGCGTGGCTGAGCCGAACCGGTTTCTCGCATCCGCCGAGCACATCGATCGCATGCTCGACACCCTGAAGGCCGGCGAGATATTCCGCCTTCGGCAGCATCTGCACCAGCACATAGCCATGGATGACGGGCATCATCGGCCCCTCGATCAGACGGCCGCGACGGCGCAGATCAGGCCCCTTGCGCATCGGCACCAGCGCCCGGATGCCCATGCCGTCGAGCGCGTTTTCCACAGCCTTCTCTCGTCCCGTCCAGACCCGCAGCGCAAACCATGGCGCCCGTCCGCCATTGATTCGGCAGTTCAGGGTCACCAGTGCACCCTCCTGGAGAAGGCTATCGGTGATTCTCTGCATCCGTTCCTCGAAGCTCTCCCGCTTCGGAATGGCGACGAGAACCCCTTCCATCGTCCTATGCTGCATCATCGTGGTCCCTCGCTGCCAGCAGTGAGCGCGCCGCGCGCTCGAATTCTTCCAGTCCGTCAGGTCCGCCCTTGGGGAAGTAGACGACCTTCATGGCCGCTGGCGCCGGCACGAAGGGCCAACCCATCTGCTCGTGATGGTCTCGCCATGCATCCCATGTGGCGGATCCGAGCGGCACCGCCTCGCACAGCTCCTTCAGCCGCTCCACGACGGCCGGCACGGAAACATTGTTCCGGTCGCGGGCGGCCTCGTGCAGGCGCTTCACCTCGGGATAGCCATCGGCCAGGATGCGCCGACGCCTGTCCGCCTCCTCGAAATCGTCGGGAAAGAACAGCTGGCCATGCTCGCCGACCGAGATCCCCAGCCGCTGCACGAATGCCGCTGCCCTGCTGGTGCTGGTGCGCGCCAAGGCCTCGTACATCTGCTGCGCCGAGTGCCGCGGATCTTCTGGCAGGTCGATTGCGACCGGCCCATCGAGTAGCGGCAGCATGCGCGCCACACCCCATACCGGCCCGAACACCGGCACCACGATCTTGCCATCCCGCGCAACAGGCGCAGCAGCCGGCGCTTTGGTCGCCTCGATCGTGTCCAGCTTCAGCCAGCGCTTCTCGGAGAGGTAGACTTGCGCAGCGCAGACGTAATTCCGACGCGACGCCTTCACCGCGGCGAGGTAGGCCTCGGTTCGCTCGGCAGCATGATGACGCTCGTCCGGCGAAAGTTCCATCCAGGCCTTGAGCGCCTTAGGCTCGCTGTCGTCGACATAGGTCGGCCAGGTCGGGTACCAGCGCTTGAAGTCGCGCAGCGCCGATTTCTTTTCATCTTTCGAACCGGAAAGCTCGCGCTCGCGCGCCTCTCTCTTCATTGATGGTTCTATTGGTGGTTCTATTACGGTTCGGGTGACACCGTGACACCCGTCTCCGTCGTCGGTGTCACCCCTCTCCGCTTTATTGTCACCCGTCGCAGTTCTGCCAACGGGTGACACCGTGTCACCCGTCTTACCGGGTGAATAGGCAAACAAACGGTCGAGATCGAAGTCGTAGCGCGTCGTCTGCCCAGGCCGTCCCGTGGCCTCCTTAACGACGATGAGGATGCCCTCGGAGACAAAGTCGGAGAGGATGCGCTGGATCGTTCGTTCGGATAGCTCCGTCTCGCTCGCAAGACGTTTCACGCCAGGATATATCCCCCTGCCCTCGTCGTCAGCGAAGTCCGCCAGGCGCACCGCCAGAAGCTTTCTGTTGCAACCGCCAAGGTTCATGCGGAACAGGCGGCTCATGATCATGATGCTCATGCCGCCACCTGCTCAATATCGGCATTCGCGGAGCTTCTAAATGAGTTCTTGTGCGCCTGTTGCGTTCGCCACCGATCTCTGACCAATTGCAGCCAGAGGCAGGGAAAAGGGGAACCGCGATGGCGAACGTCTCGGATACTGAAGTCAAATTTATGCTGAAGGTTTTTTCCAGAAAGCACTTCGATCTGTCGGATTCTGACAATCCAGATCGTGTGGGCGGGAAGATCATTCAACAGCAAGCTCAACTTCACAACCGCATCGCACAGATCGCTTCGCGCCTTGCAGGAAGCGCACGCAACACTAACGTAGCAACGCGAGCAGCATCGGCCTTTAAGCAGTTCACTCAGCAAGTTACGTCGGTCGCATCGCACTCGATCAGGCGCGAGGGTGAAGTCCCTGTCGTCGCAGGCAACGCACCTGTCCTGGACGAAGACGACGTTGATAAACTTGAGGAACAACTTCTGGGCGCGAGCCAGTCTCATCTCCAAGATCCGCGCTATGTGGAGCAGGCTCTTGCTTCGCTTATGGCAACGTACCGAGATGCGTTCCGTATCCGGGACGCGGAATTGGAAGCAGGCGCGTTGGGGAGCTTTGTATTCGCATTCAACGAAGCCCTTTCGCGACTGAGCTGGCTCTCCCACAGACAACGCGAGGCAGACGAGATCGCTGTGCTTGAGGGCAGCTTCAAGTCTCGCCTTGCGGAATTTGATGCGCTGGCATCCAAAAACAGCGCTGACGTTTTTGGGATGAGAAACAGCATTGAGAGTCTTGAGGAGATGCTCGCCTCGCTTACGGGTGATACTCACAAAGTGCGGAACGAGTTCGCTGACGTCGAAAAGAAGATCGCTGCGACTGAAGCCGCTTTCAATGAGCGCATTGGGTTGAAGGAGACGGACAAGCTCTGGAAAGGAGAGGCTCTGAAAGCGACGTGGAGCTTCTACCTGACGGGGCTCTTGCTGCTTGTCGTTCTGGTAAGCATCCCCTTGCTTGTGTACGGATACAGGACTGAACTCTTGGAGTTCCTCAGTAAGTTGGAGGAAAACGCGGTTAAGCTGACTGGCGGAGAAAGGCCGGTTACGGCCGCGGTGCTTGTTGTCGGCAGGTTGCTCTTGCTGACGATCCCAATCGGATCTCTCATCTGGGCCATAAAGTTGCTCGTGCGCTTCAACGTGAGGTCGATGCTGCTTATGGATGATGCAAATCAACGAGTGACTATGCTCAACACCTACCTGTTTCTGGTGCGCCAACAGGCCGCTTCCACGCATGATCGTGGCGCACTGCTGGAAGCTATGTTCAGGCGAGCGCCGGGACATGGTCCAGAGACCATCGATCCGCCTAACATGGTCGAAATCTTGAACTACGGCAAAGAGATCGGGAAGCCCGCTCCCTAGCACCACACAGAGCATCATTCCCCCTCGCCGCGGCAGGCGTCCATCATTGCCCCGCGCGCAGCTTCCTCTGTCAGTTTGACGGTTTGCGGATGTCGCCCATCGGCGAGCCGCCTTGCATTGATCCTGGCGACGAGCGCCGACAGGTAGACTTCCGCCTCCGGGAAGCCGTCCCGCTTCAGGAGAGCGCGGATCTTCAGGTGCTCCCGCAGGATCACCCCTTCCGGCACGGTGCAAAGCCATTCGGCCTGCTGGCGCCGGGAAACCGCATCGCGCAGCTGTTCCGTGATGGGCAGGAGCTTCGCGGTCATGGCCGCACCTGCGAACGGTTCGGCCGACGGTTTAGCCAGCGGTCCATGGTCATGGCGTTGTTGAGGTCGCGATAGCGCCTCGTTTCCTTGTCACGCATCTCGAAATACGCGAGTTGCGCCTTGATCAGGCCGATGTCGCGCCGGCAGTCACCGGAATTGCGCATCAGCGAGGCGATGAACTCCCACGTCGGCTCCTGCTTCCGGCGAACCGGAGCCCGTCTGATCGTGGTGAAGCGGGTGCCGTCCCACTCCAGCAGGCCAGCCCATTCGGGAAGCTCTTCTTTGCGAAGCAATCCGGGCGGCGTCACGTACCAAAACCGATCCGAGAACATCAGCGCGCCGCTTTGCTTCTTCTCGCTGTCCCGTGCGTAATCTGCCCGGCTTATCTTGATCTCGTAGGCTGAAGCACGAAACCGCTGCGAGGCCACCGGCTTCATTTCCCAGAAGTCGATGCGCCGCGTCAGCCCAAAGAACGCAAGCTCCGATGCCCAGATGGAGTCGTCAGAGCTGGCGATGAGAGCGTCAAGAATGTCCTTGGCGGTGATGGACGCTATCATGGCCGCGTCCTCCCCTCGTGTTTCACGGTGGTTCTGGTGAAACAGCCTGTTTCCGCTGGCTTTTCCGGCGGCAGGTAGAAGCGCTCCACAAGCACGTCGAGCCACTGGCAGAGCGCGATCACCTTGCCGACGCTCACCATCTGGCCGCCCATCGCGCGGGAGAAATCGGAAAGCGTGACGCCGATCTCATCGGCAATGTCCCGCATGCCCCGCGGATCGAGCGCCCGCTTTCCCCGCAGCGCCCTTGCAAATGCGCGCAGGTCATAATCGGCATAGGAGGGGTTGGAGCCGTTCTGTAGTCCCGTCACCGCGCAGCCTCCTGTCCGCTGGTGCCGACAAGCACGATCCCGAAGCGCGCCGGGTTGGCGTCCAGCGCCTTCCAGAGCCGCACGCGCGCCGAGGTCTCGATTCCGCGACCGGACAGCACCAGCTCCATCTGCTCCTCGGTAATGCCGGCCCGCTTGATGAGCCGCGCCCGTTCCGCAGCGCAGGCCGCGTCGAAGCTCAGCCCCGCGCGTTTCGTGCTCTTGCGCTCGTCGGGGAAGACCGTGCGATAACCGGCCATGGAGATCCGCGCATGCACGAAGCCGCGCAGCATCTTGGGTGAAAAGTCAGGCGTCATGCGGCCACCGCCTTTCCGGCGCGCCAGGCGGCGACCGCTTCGGCGGCATTGGCGGTTGCCGTCAGGCTGATGCCCTCGCCCGTCGGCATCCATAGGCCGTCATCGTCCTGCGCGATCAGTCCGTTCGCCGCCATGGCGTCGATCAGCGCAACAGCAACGCTGTCTCGCACGCCTATACCTCGCCTCAGGATGCCGCTGTCGAACGGCTGCAAGTTCTTCAGCCAGAGGATCGCGCGGCTGATCTCCTCGTCGACACGCTCTTCCACCGACTTGCGCGGCGTCTCGCGAGCAAACTCGTCCGGTGCGGCGGAGAAACCGATCGGATCGATGTGACCGCCCGCACCGGGCGCCAGCGGCGCAGCATTCTCGAATGCCTTCCAGTCCACGCGGATCAGCTGCGTAACGCCATTGCCGTAGCTGCCGTCCTCGTTCCGCTCCCAGATGAACCAGGCGGTATTCATCTGGCTGGAGGCCTTGTTTCCCTCCCAGCCGTCGCGGTGCATCATCGGCAGGCGCCGGGTGAAGACGTAGACGCGGCTCGGCGGACACTCGTCCATCACGAAGCAGCGGTCGCGATCCTCGAAACCGCACATGAAGTTGAGGTTGAGCAGCAGCGCCATCTTGCGCGGCTTGTGCTCACGCAGGGCGTGCGCGGCATAGGCATTCGCCACGCCGTAAGGCGGGTTGGTCACGATATCCCAGCCGCCGCCCTCGGCGATCGAGCGCAGGAAATCTCCGACCCCCTGGCACTCGCCGTGCTTCGTGGTAATGCCGCGATCGACGAGGTCGGCTATCGTCACATCGTAGCCGACAGCCTCCAGCGGCCGCAGGATCGCCCCCTTGCCGACGCTAGGCTCCAGCACGTTAAGCCCGAAGCTCTCCAGCGTCAGCAGCGTCCGCATCGCCTCGATCGGCGTCTCGTAAAGATCATCGCCGCGCTCGTCCTTCGTCGCGGTCTTGGTGCCGACGGCATGCCCCGCCGCCTTCTTCAGCGCCGCCCGGCTCGGTTCTAGCCCTTCCGAAAGCCGCGCCTCGACGATCCGCTCGACGAACTTCGGCTCCGCCCGCACGGCGTTGCGCAGCTTACGCGCCTCGTGCAGCCGCCTCTTGTCGACACCGACATCCTCAAGTGTGAAATGGTCCTCACTTTGGACCTTTTCCGGACGCCCTCTCGAAAGCTCTCCCCTGGCCTGCGCCTCGTCCACCGCATCCGCCATGGCCACGTAGCACATGCTCTCGATCTTCAAGGCATCCGCCTGCATGCGCCGCGCCTTGTCGATCAGGTCGCGCGAGGCCTTCATCCGTTCGGCGGAACCGGCCGCAGCCTTGGCCTGGTCATAGGCGACGGCGGAGAGCTTCAGCGCCCGCTCCACGTCGCCAGCATCTAACAGCGAACGCGCCCGCTCAACGACTGCGACGAGGTCTCCGATAGGCTGCTCGGCGGGAAGGGATTCGGATGCATGGGTCATGTCGCCATCCCGGCCGCGACTTTGGTCTGATGCCGACGCAGCCAAAAGCCCCGTGCCGGTTCACGGCCGGAACCGGCGCCGTCCCGGCGAATTCTTGCGGGCGAAGCAAGCGTGGAGGCATGCAGATGACTGATCTCTGGACCAAGCCAATCGAAGTGGCGATTGACAGCCCCGACCACTTCAAGAGCGTGAAGAACAGCCGCGATGCCCTTGCTTGCCTTCTGAGCTGCTGGCCGGACCGGAGTGGAGTTGCCTACACGCAGGCAAAGCGCGCCTGCCTCCAGGCGATCGATGGCACGGGAGATCCTGGGGCCGCGGAGAAGGCCTTCCTTCTGGCGGCTGAGGAGGTCGGGATACTGCACACCCCATAGGGCCTGGAAACACCCGTTCATTGCCATTCCCCCGCAACCGGCTTCTCGCCCTCTTCGATCAGCCGGCAGACCTCCACCTCGGACAGCGCCAGCCGCTCCGCGATGGCCTGAGTGGAAAGCTGCTCGACATGCCAAAGCTCAAGGACCCGCGCTAAGCGGGCCTGCTTAACGAGCAGGGGGCGATGGCATTCTTCGTGCAGCCTCATCATCGGGCGGGCCCCTATTCCCCGCCCACGATCTTCAGATCAGGCGTATCGCCGCCGCCCTTGGCTAGGATCTCCGAATAGCGGCGGATCTGCTCGCTGGCCTTGTCGATCAGGGCCTGCAGTTCGCGAATGCCCTGCCCCGCCTCGGTAGGCGTCACCTTCAGGTCGGAGAACCGAACCGATGCATTGCGCTGGTATTCATTAGCAACGGCGCCGAGTTCCAGACTGCCTCGCAACAGGCAGGTGCCGTCACGGTTATCCTTTTCTGGGTCAGTGAGCTTGCAGCCGTGAAGACCAGCCATGACGCGGGTGACGCAAGGGTCGCCACATTCCGCTTCCAGCCTCAGAACGGCAGGAATCGGAAGAAGCTCGGTGTCACCGTCATTGTTGCACCGGCCGATCTGGCTCTTCGAAAGGGAGCAGGTTTCAGCAGCAGCCTCGATCCCGCCGTTTTTCTTGATCAGCAGCCGGTTCGCCGCTTTCAGCTGGTAGAACCAGGCATTGGTCATAGTGTCCTGCATGCCGACCTCCGGACAAAAGATTTCCCGCGCCGGGAAATTCCCTGCGCGTTTCCCATCGTGGGAAAGGTTTCGAGATGTGAGTTTCAGCGCGTCACGAAATCACGGGGGACCGCATGACTGGAACGGACGCGAACACGGCAAGCTGGTTGCGGGGGCAGGATTTGAACCTGCGATCTCCGGCGTATGAAACCGGTGAGGACGGCCAGACTCCTCTACCCCGACATGAAGAGAAAGCCCGCCGGAGCCTGAAGGTCCGCCGCTCCGGCGGTAGTCGGCGCGAGACGATGAATGGATCTCGCGCTGGGGAACTGGCGACCGGGGCGGTAAGCGTGACCGAACCCGCCCCGGTCGAAAGCCTGACAGCCAACGGGAGGAGGAGGAGTGGCTGGCAGGGAACGGCTGTCCGGGAGGAGTTTGAACAGCCGAGGAGAATTTGGAAAGGAGGCGCATCATTCGGCTGCCTCCGGCATTGGCCCAAACACATCAGGCCTAAGCTCATGCCTAGATACACCCGAGATGCGTTCTACTTCGAGAACTCGCTCAGCAGGAACCTTGCGCCATTGGAGGACAGCTGCCGGCGTAACATGAAGCCGGCGAGCAAGTTCGCTCGCGCTACCGACGCTGTTAATGGCTCTCTCAAGTGCAGTAGGTGTGGTGCTCATGCCTACTTGTAAGCAGAACTTAGAAATTTATGCAAGCGATAATTGGCTTTCCACAACAGTGCCGGTTGAGCGACTTATAAGCATGTCTAAGAAAGAAGCGGCCATAAAAATCGGACTTGCAATCAAGACGGCGCGGAAAAGACGCGGCTTGGTTCAACGCAACATCGCAGAGGCTCTCGACATCGAAGTCGCCGCAGTTGGCATGTGGGAAAGTGGCAGAAACTCCCCCTCTTTTGATAACCTTCGCCGGACTGCGGATCTGCTAAGGGTAGATCCGAGCGCCTTGTCTCAAGGGGAATTGATTTACCTTGACGATGAAGGCCTGGCCGACGCCGAGATCATAACAAACATGGAGCCGATCCCAGCCGGCCCAATGGACGTCGAACTACTTGGTGTCTCATACGGGGGTGACGACGGAGACTTCTCTTTTAACGGAGAGGTCCAGGGTTTCGTTAGAAGGCCACCAGGAATTGCGTCACTGAAGAACGTCTTCGCGCTGCACGTTCTCAGTGACAGCATGGTGCCACGATACGATCCCGGCGAGATAATCTATTGCGGAGGCCGCGAGCCCCTTCCCGGCGATCACATAGTGGTCGAGATGTTCCCAGAAGCAGAGGGGCAAGTCGGCAAGGCCTTCATTAAGAAGCTCATCCAACGAACCGCTAAAGAGATTGTCGTCGAGCAATACAACCCCAAAAAGCGCTTCAGCTACGACCGCTATGCCGTCAAGCGTCTATGGCGCGTAATACCCCTGAAAGAGCTACTTGGTTTCTGAGAACCTCCGCCTCTGCCTTCAGTCGGTCAGCATCCCGACTGAAGAATGCCTGGACCGTCACGTTCTTACCAGGCAGTCCATCTGCTCTACACGATGAGCAAGAAAGCCTTGACGAAAGGGCGCGCAGCGGCGTGTGAAGGGTGACGCCGCGCCTTGCTAGCTGCTCGGGTTGCACCCACCGATTTCTCCCACAATCCGCACATTCGACGCCTATTCTGGCAGCCGAACCCAAGGGCATTTCGTCACTCATGCATGCCTCCTGTTCTATTTACGTTCTCTTATTGAATCATTTTTGACGAGAGTCGAGACTGATTCGTTCTAAGTGGCGCTTATAATTTCCGCTTGCAAGAGCTTATAATTTTCGCTTACATTCTCTCCGCACCAGCTCGAATTCGGAAAATGCAGGAGAGACACATGCGCTTCGAAAACCACAACGCCTATCCCCTTTGCCGCAACCGCCGTGAGCAGGTCGCCTGTGTCGGCGAAGCCATGCGCCGCCTTGGCGAAGGCTGCACCGCGGATGACCTGAAGAACAGCCTCGGCATTACCCAGTCGGAGCTGGAGGCAGTCGCCGACGAGGCCCGCGCCTATGCGGTTACCGCCAGCACCGTCCAGACCCGCGCGACCGTGCCGGCCAACCGCGCAGCCGCATGATCCGCTTCGGTGTCCGCATCCCGTGATGCGGCATCCGAAACCGATCGGAGGCATTTCATGCTCACCAAATCACTTGCGAAAATGACAGACGCGGACCTGGACGCGCAGCGCTCCTATTGGTCCGCCGAGATTGCCAGCCGCAGCCGCTGGGGCGAGGACATTGAGCATGCCCGCGATGCGCGGGATGCCGTGGAGCGCGAGCAGCGCCGTCGCCGCATCATGGCAGCACGCGCCGGCAACCTGCATATCCGGCCCATCGTCGTCGATGATCCCGGCGTACGCCCAGCCCTGCATTCGGCCCCCGTCATTACTGGCGCCGGCAAGGCCCGTGCAGAACGCCGGCCCACCCGCTTCGGGCTGACCGCCGCCCTCGGCGCCCTCCTTGTCTTCCTCGCCGTCTCTGCCGCCCTCGCCGGCCAGCGCCTCGTCGAGCTCGAAGACCGGTTCGCCGCCATGGAGCAGGTGTGATGACGGCATCCATGACCGCTCGCGAGAAACTCACCGCCGACCTCGCCTCTATGAACGTAGTGCTCCCGCTGCGGTACGACGACAGCAACGGCACGGTCTTCGACGCAGCCGGCAAGCCCGTCTGCACCATCGATGTCAACCGGGAGCGCCCCGACGTCGAGGTCCACAAGATCGGCATGTGGATCATCCTTGCCGTCAATACTTGCGGCGGATTCAGGCTGGGAGGAGCGCAGTGACAGCCCAGATCCTCCCCTTCCCCCGCCGCGCTCCTCGGCTCCCGTCGCTTGGCGAGCTGCTGCAGCGCCGCAATGATCCGGCGCTCAGCTATCATGAGCGCGAGCAGCTCGCCGTTGCGATCGACATGCACCGTGCCGCAGGCCACTTCCTGTCGCTTCCGGATGACCAGCAGCGGCGGGAAGCGTCAATTGCCGCAGGCAGCGAAGCGCTCGAAGCCGCTCTTTTCCACGCCCTCAGCCTGAAAGGTTGCCTGAACCGGGACCTGGAACTGCGCCGCTTGCTTGCCGCACGGCTCCATGAGCGGGAGCAATTCGAAAGGAACGGCCGATGACCATCCTCGTCGACGATGACGCAGCGAAGATCCGCAGCATGCTGTCGCAGGGTATGCGCATCACGGAAATCGCCCGGGCGGTCAACGTCCCCGTATCCGCGATGGAATCCTACCTGCGCCGACGCAACATCAGCGTAGCCGCAGATGGCAAGGTGCCGCCTCCCGATCTGACCCGAACAGACCGCACCGTCGTCTGGTCACGCCGCATCGATCCCGTCTCCGGCTCCCCGCGCATCGTCAAGGTCTCCCTGCCGGCCATCACCGCGCACCGCCGGTCTCTCTCCGAGCAATGGAGGATCGCCCCATGACCACCCGACAGCCGACACCCGGCGTGCATGAGAACTTTGCGTCAATCTCCGAACCCCGCCTCGGCTTGGATCATGGCGATGAACTCGTCGCTGGTCATCCGGCGCGTTTCCGTCAAACCGAACCCGGAAACGAAAGTAACAAGCCAGACCTTGCTGCTGAGCTGGACGGCGAAGTGTGTAGCCTTGAGCATGATCAATCTCCTTTCGCCGAGCAGGAGAACACGGATGATCGTACCGATCTATTGACAGAAGTTACAGTAGCCGGCCGCACCTCTCCCCCACCTCCCCGGTCACAAATGGAGGGGAAGGAGCCGCCGCTCGATTGGAGCAACTTCGAGGGTCCTAAGCTCAATATAGAGTGGAAGCCCGACGATCAGGATCTGATCTACACGGCCATCAACTTCCGTGACGACGAATACGGTGACAAGGACGATGACGCAGGCCAGCAGATCGTTGAACGGCTGCTCGCGGCATGGAAAAGCACCGCAATCAGCGAACAGATCACCTTCGAGAACGCCGTTCGCCTTCTGAAAGAGCGCGACGAGCTTCGTGCTGGCATCAAACGCCTCTCGGACGAAGAAGAGCTTTGCGACGAGACAACCGGCGATGATCCGTTTTCGATTGTCCGCCTTGCCGCCAAGCTTGCAGCAGCCGAAGAAGCCCGCGCGGAACAGTGGCGATTGCGCCGTGATGCCGAGGCGAGCCGAGACGCCATGCGCGCTGCAGCCGACAGCCTTCTGCAGGATCGTAAGGCACTTATTGAAGCCATCCAGCCGCTGTTGGGGTGCGCAGACTTTGCGCGTGAAAACGATCTAAGCGGACATGAGACACTTATCGTAACGGCCAACGAGGCGCGGGAAGCTGCCACGGTCGTCGAGCGCATCAACGCTGAGGAAGAGGATCAGTCATGACGAGCATGACAAACTCTGTCACCCCCGACATGGCTGGTCGAAAGCTTAGTCTCTGGTTCTTCCGGGACTTGACTGACCATCAGCGCTTCAAGCTCTTCCGGCTTTTCGGGATGCCTGATGCAGAGATCACAAACCAAGGCTATCAGGCGATGGCCTTGTCCCATGTGGTCCGTCTGCTTTCAGCCGACCCAGCACCCGAAGCGAATGTGCTCGGCGATGAACCTGAAGAGCGGCTGGCTGAGGCAGAGTGGCAGGCTTTCCAAAGCGCGCGGAAACAAGCTCGCGTCTTGGGCCTCACCATCTCCGCCGTTGATCTACTGTCAATTGTTCGGGCCGCATCCCCATCACCCAAGGATCATGTGGAAGGGCCGCAGCCTTGCGGCATCGCTGATCCATCCACCCGAGATTGCCCGAACATGAAGGAAGTTGGCGGCGGCATGGACGGCGAGCGATATCGCTGTGCCGTGTGCGGCAAGGGCTACTTCCTCGACTAGGAGGAGATGAAGTGATGGCCTATCCGAAGATGAAGCCGTGCCCCAACTGCAAGGACACCGACAACCTCAATGTCTTCACCTACGACAACGGCTGGCGCCACGTTGAATGCGTGAAGTGCGACTATCTCGGACCCGGATGCGGAAGCATCACCGCCGCGATCCGACACTACAACGACGAGCAGGACAAGCGCGCAGCCCTCGCCACCACGGAGGGCTCGACCGATGCAAGCTGACGTCGAAGAAGCACTCGAACTCGCCGCTGGTGGGCGGCTTCCGACCGGAGGCTTCAGCCCCCGTCGCACCGTCAACCGTGGCGACGTGGCCGTCACCCGCAAGACCATTCTTCTGTTTCTCGAAAACCTCGACCCGGAAATGACGGTCGCCGAGCTGAGGGAGCATCTAGATCAATGACCGCACGAAAGGAAAGACATGAGCAGCATGCGCGCAAAGGTGCGGGTAGGTTCCTGCATCCCGTATCGAAACCCGGAGACGGGCGAGACCATCAACGAGACGCTGCGCTTCCACGGCGTTGCGAAGAACGGCGGCTATCCGGCCGATGGCAGCGACGAGGACAATACGTTCTCGAAGTTCTCGCCTTCTGTGGACTTCGCCATCGTCGTCGCCAATCCGGCACTGTTCGGCAAGTTCGCGTCCGGGGACACGTTCTACGTCGACTTCACGCCGGCAACATAAGGGATGGCCTTCGGGCCATCTCCACCCCTCGGAGGATGGCAGCATGACAAAACCTGACACCCACGCGCCCCAACCGAAACCGGACGGCACATCATGAGCGAAGAGCAAGCCGTCCTCGATCTCGTGAAGGCGCTCGGCGCCGTCCTCCACGGCTGCAAGCACGATTCCGTCATGTCAGCGCTTGGCACGGTCACTCTGCTCGCGATCGTGGATTGCGCTGAAGATCGCGACGAGGCCGAGGCAATGGCTGAGGAGTTTGCGGAGGTCATCACCGAGGCAGTAGCCGAAGCCATGGACGGGGGTTTGCCAAGCCGATGACCGTCATCCGTCACGAAGGCCAGCTGCAGGTCACCTGTGATGCCTGCCCCCTCACCTACCGTCGCACCTATGCCGAAGAAGATTTCAAGATCCTCGTCGAGGAGATCAAGGCCGAAGGCTGGAAGATCGAGCGCCAGGGTGCCGAGTGGCGCCACACCTGCTCCGACTGCGCTAAGTGGGTTGCACGGAGGCTGATATGAACCTTTCCGAAGCAAAGGCCCTGCTTCCTGAGATCCGCGGCGTGATCGAGCTCGCCAGCGAAGACTGGGCAGAAAGCTACAGCGTCACGAACGGACGCTCGCAGATCTGTGGCCGCGATCCGATGACCGGCGAGGTCTACCCGATCGCCACCCTTGAAAAGGCCATCACGACTGACGATCGCCAGCTCATGCGCAAGGCGCCGCTCTACGTCCGGGCGCTGCTTATGCTCCGCGACGAAGCTGTCCGCGCTTACCTGGACGCCACCAAGCCACCACCGGAGCCGAAGCCCGATCCGAAGGATTTTGCCGCCGAAGTGTCGATGAAATGCAAGAACGATCGTGCCTTTGCCCGCTACCTGGAGGAGCGCCACGAGTTGCAGGACGCATCGAACGGCGAACGCATCAAGACCCGCGTCCGCTCCATCCTTGCCGTCCAGTCACTCGCAGAGCTCAACACCGATCCGCAAGCCGCCGAGCGCTGGAAGGCGTTGCGCATCGACTTCAAAACATGGCTGAGGATAAGCAGATGACCAGTCCTGCCCTGGTGAGAGCTGCGGACCTGAAGCGCATGGCGGATGTTGCCAAGGCGAAGAACGTCACCGTCTGGATCGAGATCAACGGGCGCAGGATCGGCGTCTCGCCGGACTTGCCGCCAATTGACAGCGGAGCGAAGCCGACTCAGAAGTATGAGGACTTTGACCTCTGATGAGCGACATGCCGCGCAAACCCTACCTCTCTCGCGAAAAGACCCGTCACGGCAAGTTCGTTTGGTATTTCAAGCGGAATGGAAGGCGCATCCGGCTTCCGGAGCCATACGGCAGTGACGCCTTCAACGAGGCTTACGAGAAGGCCCTGTCCGGCCCCGACACAATCATAAAAAAGGAAAAGGCCAGAAGCGGTTCGCTAAAATGGCTCATAGATCAATACAAGCGGAGTGCTGCCTTCGCACAACTGGCACCCTCGACCCGCCGGGCGCGCGACAACATCCTGAAGCAGGTGATCGCTGATCCGAGAAACGCTGATGGCCCGTTCGCCGCCGTCACGAAGGCGACGATCAAGAAGGGCATGGATAAACGTGCAGCCACGCCGAACGCCGCGAATAACTTTCTGAAGACGATGAGCCACTTGTTCAAGTGGGCGGTCGAGGCGGAGCACATCGAGATCAACCCATGCCACGGGGTCTCGAAAGTCGGCGTGAAATCGGATGGCTTTCATACGTGGACGGTCGACCAGGTGGAGCAGTATCGCAGTTTTCACAAGCTCGGCACGAAGCCGCGGCTCGCGATTGACATCCTGCTCTTTCTTGGCCTCAGGCGCTCTGATGCCGTCGTTGTCGGTCGCCAGCACATGAAGGACGGCGTCATCTCCCTGCGCACGCAGAAGACTGGCCAGTGGGTCTATCTGCCCGTTTTCAAGCACCTGCAGGAATCAATCGACGCGACACCGACAGGCGACCTCGCCTTCCTGACCACGGAAAAAGGCAAGCCCTTCAGTTCAGCCGCGTCATTCGGGAACTGGTTCGCGAAGCAATGCACAGCGGCTAAACTTCCTGCCGAGTGCCGCGCCCACGGCCTCCGGAAAGCCGGCGCCACGATCGCAGCCGACGAAGGCGCGACGGCTCACGAGCTCATGGCGATGTTCGGATGGTCCCGGCTTTCCATGGCCGAGGTCTACACGAAGGAAGCCGACAAAAAACGCCTCGCAAGAGGCGCATCGGAACGTCTGTCGAACAGAATGTAAGTCGCACCCTCGTCCCCGAGCGGTCGCACCTTCAACAGAAACAATAGGTTAGGTATAGTTTTGGCGACCCCTGCAGGACTCGAACCTGCGACCTACTGCTTAGAAGGCAGTTGCTCTATCCAGTTGAGCTAAGGGGCCGGATGCGGCGGATGGCGATGTTTCAGTGCGTCCAGGGCTGGATGCGGTTGTAACGGAAATTGTCCGTGTAGGAGACGATCTGGCGCGCCACTTCCTTAGGCGGGATGACGCGATACGCGATCCCCTCGCGCTTCGCATAGGCTTCCGCCTGCTCCTGGCTCTCGAAGGTCAAGCGTACCTGCTGGCGCATGTCGGAAGACGACGTGTATCCCAGAATGGGATCGATGCGCCGCGGCGCCTCCTGGTCGAACTCCAGGACCCAGAGATGGGTCTTGGCCTTGCCGGACTGCATGGCGGTTTTAGCAGGACGATAGATCTTGGCGGACAT